GACGGCGGCGCGTGCGATGGGGGTGAGCGTCACGTACAAGGCGGTGAGTGCCACGCGCGGCAAAGCCGTCAGAGCGCAGCCGATCGCGGCGCTCTACGAGCAGCACCGCGTCGTGCACTGCGGCGCGTTCGACGAGCTTGAATCGGAGCTGGTCACGTGGACGCCAGACTCCGGGCAGTCACCGAATCGTCTCGACGCGCTGGTCTGGGCGCTCACCGAGCTACTCGTGCGCGAGCAGCGACAGGTCTACGTCTACTGATGGGAGGGGCTATGCGGCGTGCTGCGCTCGGGGGACGGCAGTGACCAGGATCCACTGCGACTCGCTCGGCTGCGAGTGCGCGTGCCACCGACAGAAACAGCGGCAGATCCCACGCCTGTGGACGCCGACGATGGAGGCGGCCGTCATCACCGGCCTCGAACGCGGCGAGTCCGTGCGCACGATCGCCGACCGTCTGCATCTGACCGAAGACTCGATTCGCTGGCGGGCTCGACAGCTCGGGCTCTCGCTGCGCGATGGCTGGTACTCGCGGCAGCAGATCACGCGACTGCTCGGGGTGAACTATCGGCACGTCAATCGGTGGATGCGGGCGGGGCAGCTCCTGGTTCGTCGCCACGGCACCCGCTGGACGAAGGTCCGCGAGGAGGATTTCAAGCAGTTCATCGCCCAGTACGCGGGGCTGCTCTTCGATCCGAGCGACGTGCAGAACAACGACATGCGACGGCTGGCCGAAACGAGCGCGCTCGCCAATGGACGTCGCCGAGCCGGTTCGAACTGCGGATGATTGGGAGTACACCGTGGGCATGCAGCCTGACGGCAGAGCAGACGCCGTGAGAGCTCTGATCGCGTGCGACGACGGGCGGCCGTTGGGACGCTACCGTCTCGCTCGGCGCTACCTGGCGATGTCGGCGATCCGTCTGGCGATCCAGCTCGACGAGCGCGTCTTCGATGCGCTGGTCGCCTACGTCGACTGGCAGCTCCGCCGACGTACCGAGCAAGCTCCGCGCGAGCCGAGCTATCGCCGAATCCGCGTCGTTGGCTCCGACGGGAGCGTTACCTGCTCTGGCACTGGAGGCCATCATGGGCATCTTTGACTGGCTCGGCCCGATCAATGCCGGCAAGCGCGCGCCGTGGGAGCTAGGCGGAGGGCCGTCAGGCAGTCCGTCGACGACGGCGCGCACCGTCACCGACACGCGCTCGCTGCCGCTCGGAGCACCGAACTACGCGCTCACGCTGCAGACGCTGGCGTTTATGCCAGGCTTCAATCCGGCGCAGTCCGTCGACGTCGGCGCCAATAGCGCGGTCATCGCCTGTCTGAGCGCGATCTCAGCCGCTATAGCCGAGGCCGATCTCAAGGTCTACACCATCAGCAACAGCGATCGGATCGAGGCCGACGAGACGGATCTCGGTCGACTGCTCGCGCGTCCGAATCCGCATTTCACGATGGATACGCTGCTCTCGTATCTCGCCGCGTGTCTGCATGTCGACGGCAACGGCTACTGGCGGAAGCTGCGCGCAGGCGATGCCGAGACGGGGCCAGTCATCGAGCTGTGGCCGATCGCACCGAGCTGCATCGCAGTACAGACCGACAGCGCGACGAGTGATTTTATTACGTCGTACCGCTACACCTACGGGCCCGGCAAATACGTAGACCTGGCGCCCGAGCAGATCGTGCATTTCAGGTATGGCCTCGACGGGCTCGATCATCGCATCGGCTGGTCACCACTCAAGAGCCTGGTGCGCGAGGTCTCAACCGATCAGATGGCGACGCGCTACGCCGAGCGGCTGCTCGGCAATCTCGCGATCAACGGGCTCTCGCTCACGTTCGACAAAGAGTCACCGCCGATCGATCAGACAACGGCCGACGAGCTGAAAGCACGCATCAAAGAGGCGTACGGCGGCGATAACGTCGGCGCAGCGGCCGTGCTCTCGCCGGGCGCGCAATTGACGGCGCTCGGGTTTTCGCCCGAGCAGATGGATCTGTCGACGCAGCACCGCGTACCAGAAGAGCGGATCTGCGCCGTGCTCGGCGTGCCGGCCGCGATGGTCGGGCTCGGCGTTGGCCTTGAGCATTCGATCTACAACAACGTCAAGCAAGCCGAAGAGCACTTCACCGAGCGCAAGCTGTTGCCGCTCTGGGCGATGATCGCGGCCGACATCACGCTCCAGCTCGTGCCAGATTTCGGCGATACCGATCGGCTGGTCGTCGACTTCGACACTACGAGCGTACGGGCATTAGCCGACGATCAGGACGCGTTAGCGTTGCGTCTCAAGACGCTCGTCGAGACCGGCATCTTCGATCTCGACGAAGCACGCGCCGAGCTTGGGATGCAGCCGAGAGCGACGCAGCCGTCGCCGTCCGTTGGCACGGCGTCGCGGCTGGATCGGATCTCTCGACGGACGCTCGTGCAGCGGCTGGTGGTCGCAAACAAAGCGGCCGACGAGCTGATCGGCGACTTTCACGCGCACCGCGAGCGTGAGCTACCGGACTGGGAGCACGAGCTGACGACGTTCCTCGATCGCCAGCGTGCGCGAGTGACGCGGCGGCTGCATGCGGGCGCTGACACGGCCGACGAGCTGGTCACCGAGGGCGAGGCCGTGCTGCTCTCAGAGACGCTGACGCCGCTCCAGACGCGCGTCTTGAACGAGGTCACGCGTTTGGTCGTGGCCGAGCTGGGGGTAGCGTTCGGACTCGACGATCCAGCGACGCGCGAGTATCTGCGCGTGGCTGGGCAGAACATCGTCGGCATCACCGAGACGACACGTGCAGCCGTCCAGGAGGCATTGATCGAGGGCCAGATGGCGGGCGAGGGGATCGAGCCGCTCGCTCGGCGGCTGCAAGACGTCTGGGCGTTCGGCTCGGCACGTGGCCGCGTCGTCGCTCGGACCGAGCTAGGCACGTCGCAGAACGCCGCTGCGCTGGCGTCCTATCGCGGCTCGGGCGTCGTCGTTGGCGTCAGAGTCCACGACGGCGACTACGACGCGGCCTGCTCGGCGATGGACGGGCGCACGTTCACGCTCGATCAAGCGCCGGCAGGATTGCAGCATCCCAACTGTGTCCGAGCGTTCGCGCCAATCACCGACGCAGCCGAGCTGACGCGCTCGGCATAAGGGGGAGATCAGATTATGGCTGTCGTAACCGAAACGCACGATATCCACGAGCACGAGAAGCGGCGCGACCTGGCGTGGCTGCTGCTCGGCGTCTCCGCGCTGATCGTCGCGCTGGCGTTTGTGATCCTGGTGGCATGGCAGATCGGCGCGAGCGTCAAGGCGACGCCGTTCGACGCCGACGGCGTGCGTTGCTACCGTGCGGCGTCCGAGTTGGTCTGCATCAAGACTGCCGAGCCTCCGAGGTGACGGCACGGCCACGGCGTGGCGGGGCGTGGCGAGGGCTGGCGAGGCAAGGTACGGCCAGGCCAGGCACGTCAGGGCGAGGCTGGGCTCGGCAGGAACGGCTGGGCAAGGCACGGCAGGGCGAGGCGTGGCGAGGCATGGCAGGCTCGGCATGGCGTGGCGCGCAATGGCCCGGCGCGGCAAGGCGCGGCAAGGCGCGGCTTGATCCGGCAAGGCGCGGCATGGCGCGGCAGGGCGAGGGAGGGCAGCATGGCGCGTGGGTACTATCCGCTCGTGAGCATCATCACGCCGACCTGGCGTCGACCGGAGCTGATCGACGAGACGATCGAGCACGTGCGCGAGCAATCGTACCGTCCGCTAGAGCACGTTATCATCTCGGACGGGCCAGACTCGGCGCTGCGTGACCGATGCGTCGAGGAGACGCTGGAGGCGCTCGCTCCGCACTACGCGGAGCGGTACGTGCCGCTGCGCATGGTCGAGCTGGGCGCGAACTGGTCGAGCATCCTGCCAGATTCGTTCTGCGCAGCTCCGCTCACGGTCGGGATGCTCGTTGCTCGCGGTGAGTGCCAGATGTGGCTCGCGGATGACGAGCGGATGACCGCTGATCACGTGTCACAGTTGATCGCGGCGCTGGGCGAACATGACGCCGACTTCGCGTATTCTCGGACCGAGATGTACTACGCGTCTGATCCCGGCCGCCGTTGGATCATCGGCACCGATCCGCCGCGCTGCGG